CACTCCTTCAAAATGTTATCGGCAACCCAAATAACCCACAATTATTTTCATGGAGGTATATCGAACCCGCAAATACAGGTCGATACTCATCCGACGCAGTTAGATATCCATAACAAGATTATGGATAAATTGGACCAATTTTATAAGTCAAACAAGATCCCGAATTTGATCTTTCATGGTGTTTCGGGTAGTGGAAAACGCACGATAGTCAACGCATTTTTGTGTAAAATATACAACTGCGACAAAGCAAAGATGAAGGCGAATGTGATGGCGGTGAATTGCGCGCATGGAAAGGGGATAAAATTCATTCGCGAAGATCTCAAGTTTTTCGCGAAAACAAATATCCAGTCGAACAGTGGCATTCCCTTCAAAACGATCGTCTTGATGAACGCCGATTTTCTAACGATTGATGCGCAATCGGCGCTTCGCCGGTGCATAGAATTATTTAGCAATAACACCCGATTTTTCATCATAGTGGAAAACAAGCATAAATTATTGAATCCCATTCTGTCAAGATTCTGTGAAATATACGTGCCGGAATATATAGAGAACGGCGAAATTAAAAATTTGCATCAATATTCGCTGTGCAATAAATATAATTTTCCAAACAAGCACGAACACAATGAATGGATAACGACGAAATTAAACGCAGTGGCCGGATTAGATGAAATACATCACACGCGATTGATATCTCTCTCGGAGGAGATATACGAGGCGGGTCTCTCCAGTTTGGATATAATGCAATGGGTGAAAGCCACCGATCACATAGATCCAACAGAGAAGGCCAAGGCGGGTATAAGTTTTGATAAAATACGGTCGGAATATCGATGTGAAAAGTTGTTAATGTTGTATATGTTGGATTTTTTATTTATGCGTTCAAATAATGACTTAAAAAGTCTTTCGTCAATATAATAATGGACGACTTTGTTATATCCAATTTGCACGAATCGCGGAATGAGTGGTGTAGCCGTCTTGTTAGTATATTTACCCCGCTCGCGCTGGAAGGGATTCGATCGATTTTCAACGAGGCGTGGAAGATTTGTTTAGAAAACGACGAGGCGAACAAGTATTTGATGACCTTTCAGAATTTGTTGTCGAGAATTCCCAAATGGAATAATGTTATTATTGAAGAGGAGCGAAAGCGGATTGTAGAACGCAGTGGTTGCGATTACTTGGAAGATTTAATAACATGTGTTCATATAATTCAACTCAAGGTGTTGACATGTATTCGAGTGGGGAACAAGCAGAAAAAGATTGACATTTCCGTTCCGAAGTTAGACATGTTTATTCATCGTGTTTATATAAACATCGCGCGAAAGGTCTATACGAATGTGTATTTGTTCGAGAAGAATATATCTCCGTTGCAGATACAGAAAAATAATCGCGAGCTGGAGTTGATTATACAAGAAAGTATCATGTTGGCAATCCGCGAAAGTATTCCGACGGAATCGATTATCCGTGCTTACATGGATGAAAGTGTCGAGCACGACGAGGAAGTTTTTGTAGAAGACGTAGAGGAGGAGGACGAGAAGGAGAAGGAGAAGGAGAAGGAGAAAGAGAAGGAGAAGGAGAAAGATCAGCAAGAAGCAGCGGCGTCGGGGGGGGATAAGAATAAAGAAATCATACCGGAGGTGGTCCCTTCCATTCAGAACAGGGATAATGAGGAGGTAGTTCAAAGGTTGACATTTGACAATATGGATTCGGTATTAAACGAAAACAATGAAGTGCGCCGAATTGACGCACCGAAGACCCTAGAACGTCTGGAGGAAATTACGACATCTAGGGCGATGGAGCGAAAATTAGAAGAGGAAGAGTCGGATTACGACAGTGATAATGATAATGAGCGACTGCAAATACACACGGAGCCGATTGATTTAAGTGGGTTTGACATATTAGACGAAGACACCAAAGTATCGAATATGGACATTTTGTTAAATGACGTGGAGGAGTTGCCGCCCATTTAGAGCAATGCGTATGAATAAGAATATATAAATCTGGTTAATTTACATATTCACCAAGTGATGGAAAAGATTTTGATAATATCCACGTTGATTGCCCTGGTATTTAGTATGATGAAAGTGATCGAAATGAAATATATAGTGAAAGAATGGCAACCCTTGAAGTATTTGATTCGAAATGCCTTTGTAGTCTTTTTGTCGGCGGTTATATCGTTGTTTGCGTTTTTTCAGATGAGCGGCACGTTGACCGATTTTATGAATATTGTGACTGAAAATAAATCGTTGAATTTGAAGGCAACGCAGATATTCACAGACGAGCCGGGTTTTTAGACAAGATGTGTGGTGTAGCCTGCCTAGGTAGAGACCGGCGTTTTTTTATTTCTACGTGTTATGTATTAGATACGTGGTAATGAATTCAGAGGAACCAATCGATGTAATTGTGTCGGCGGCCGAATTGGTGCCGATTTTACACCAAGACACGCGCAAGCGTCTTGTAAATAACGCCGCCTCGCCGAAAACTCGTAAAAATAAAAAACCGACGGCAAGAAATGGTATAAACAGTGCTAATATATACATAGCAATGACGGTTGAAGCCGAAGCGCGATTCAGAGGGATACTCGCGCGATTTCCGCAGGATGGTATTCAATCGATCGAATCCTTGCCGGAACGCGAAGTCGAACACATTTTGAAAATGGCAAACGATGCCTATTACAATCAAAATCGAAACGAGTCGCTCTTGGCTGATTCGGAATACGATATTATTCGAGATTACATGGAAAGAACCTATCCGAAGAATGCAGTGCTTGCCCAAGTTGGTGCGCCGGTAGTAAAAAACAAGGTTGTGTTGCCGCATAATATGCCATCCATGGATAAAATTAAGCCGGATACAACTGCGCTCGTTGCATGGATAGCGAAATATCCAGGTCCATACACAATATCGTGTAAGCTGGACGGCGTGAGTGGTATGTATTCGACGGAAGGAGAAACCCCCAAATTATACACGCGCGGAAATGGAACTATTGGCCAGGACATATCCCACCTATTGCCTGAATTACATTTGCCCACTGAATCGGGTTATGTAGTTAGAGGGGAATTTATCCTACCCAAGCAGGTATTTGTAGAAAAATACCAGAAAACGTTTGCGAATGCCCGGAATTTGGTTTCGGGAATGATAAATAGTAAAAAATCTGACAGCAAATTCAATGATTTGCATTTCGTGGCGTATGAAATTATTCATCCGGCGATGACGCCGAGTGATCAGATGCAAAAATTGGCCGAGTTAAATCACGAGGTGGTGCAATATACCAGGCAAGAAACCTTGTCAAACGAAATACTTTCCCAATATTTGCTGGATTGGCGGTCAAACTATGAGTATGAAATAGATGGTATAATTGTAGCGGACGATCATATCCATCCCCGAATGATGTCGAACCCGGTTCATGCATTTGCGTTCAAGATGGTGATATCCGATCAGATTGCGGAAGCAAAGGTGGTGGATGTTATATGGACTCCTAGTAAAAGTGGTTATTTGAAACCGCGGGTTCGCATAGAGCCGATTCAGCTAAGTGGTGTTAAAATCGAATATGCGACGGGTTTTAACGGCAAGTTCATAAAAGACAACAAAATTGGTGTGGGTGCTATTGTCCAAATCATTCGTAGCGGGGACGTTATACCGCATATCAAGTCAGTTTCTCTCCCAGCGGAGCATACTAAAATGCCAGCGGTTCCTTATCACTGGACGGATACCTACATAGATGTCGTATTGGATAATGGTTCAGAGGATGAAACCGTGTTGGAAAAAAATATCACTGCCTTTTTCACGGGAATAGACGTAGACGGATTATCGTCTGGAAATGTGCGTAGAATAATGAGCGCAGGATATCAATCGGTGCCTGCGATCATTCAAATGACAAAGGCCGAGTTTGCAACGGTGGAGGGTTTCAAACAAAAAAGGGTGGATAAGATATACGATAGTATTCATGATAAATTAGAAAAGGCAACCCTCCTCCAAATCATGGCAGCATCGAACCAGTTTGGCCGCGGAATCGGGAAACTTAAAATCACGCCGATCATGGCCGCGTTTCCGGATATTTTAATTAGCGGCGAGTCAGCACAGGAAAAGATGGCCATGTTAAAAACAATAAATGGCATCGGTGAGGACAACGCAACAACGTTTGTATCAAATATACCGCGATTCATGGAATTTATGCAAAATGCGGAATTAATGCACCGGATAACCACGTCAATTCCTCCGACGGTAAGCGACGAGAATAAAACTCATCTGTTATATGGAAAACATGTGGTGATGACCAAAATTCGAGATCGAGAGATTATTGAATATGTAGAGCGAGTAGGTGGGATATTAGATAGTGCGATTAGTAAAAAAACGAATGTCCTAATCACAAACTCGATGGACGACGTCTCGACAAAAACGAAATATGCGCAAGAACATCTTATACCGATTATGACGCCGGAGACATTTCGCGTGAAATACATGGCTTAACTGGATGCGAATTCGGCGGGTATTCCATTTGCAATGGTTATGTTTGAAGGGAGTTCTTCTGGATGAACCAGATGAATAACGTCGTCTGCCAAATACAGTGTATATGGGACGTTGGCATTACAAACTTCGCATTTGCCGGTCCATTTGTCTAATTTCAAAACCTCGTTTAGGCCGCGTATCCGACCGGCCATACCCAAGTGAGGTGTAGGTCGTTTGCCGGGTTTGCCGTTGGTATGCTTGATGCGCCATTCACACGACAATGCGTTTTTATGATCAACGAACCCGGTTAATAATGCGTATATTTCCCAACCGCCGTTTCGCCCGTGTGTATATCGTGCGCCCCCAGATATTTCTTCATTGTGTTGGCGAAGACGACGTCGTGGATTGTTAGTAGAGCCGTTATAGGTGAGGTGGCTATAATGAGGTTGTCGATTTCGCAGAATATAACAATACCACGGTTCTGTTTGAGCTGGCTCAGAAAGAGCGGTAATCGATGGTGGTGGTGGTAGTGGTGGTATGGTGGAACTTTCCATCAAGTTCTTGTGTATAGTATGGTTATACACAAGAATCGAATTCTAATTACGCATATGATGGGATCATATCGATATTTATAAGGTCGGCGTCATTGGGAACTTCAGAGGCAGACGACGAATTGGGTAATGCATAACCACTAAATTCGGGGAATGCCAGTTGTTCTTTCGGAGTATGGTTATGAACGGTGCGTGCGATCATTTTATACAATTTAAAGTGTGGATATCGTTCGTCGCCGTTTTTCTTATAGAGAATGTGTTTATCATTGTCGTCAGTGCACCACCGCATGATGGTGCGTTGAAATGCATCCAAACCATTTACGCTATCGCCGATATCCATGATGAAATCGAAGATTGAACAACCTAAACGGCACAAATCGAAGCTATAATTAGGATCAATGCGAGGTTTGTCGCTGGATAAATAAGGTTCGCAGTTATATTGGGTGTGTGCGTCTCCGTTGGGAGCAAAGCTGTCGCTGCAAAAAGTATGGTTCCTATAATAATATATGCTTCTGCCGAAATCGATGATCTTGAAAATTCGGCCAAATGTGGGCACTTTGTAGGTTGTGTTCTCGTATTTATAATAAAGATGTTTTGAATTGGTATGCACAAACATGATGTTGTTTGTATGTAGATCATTGTGTGTAAATCGGAAAGCTTTTTGATAACAGAGCAGCGTCATGATAATTTGAAACATGGCAGCGAGTGATTCGTCGCATCCCATTTTTTCTTGTTCAAACAGTTCATCGATGGTTCCCATACATTTTTCTTGGCAGATTAATTGCACGGGGAAATTGTGAATGTAGGCAAATGTTTGGTCATCGTCTGATGAACCAGATATATCTTCCCATTCATCATCATCATCATCATCATCATCATCAGAAGAACTATTATTGCTGTTGCTGTTGCTATCTGAATTCATGATCTTTTGGATGCCGCCGTCATCAGCATCCTCATCAGCATCCTCATCAGCATCCGCATCATCAGCATCCGCATCATCAGCATCCTCATCACTTTCCGTATCATTATCATCACTATTGCAACAACTATTATCACTTGGGCTGGATTGGTCGGAAGGTTTAGTGATGCCCTCATAAACCAAGGTGGTTGCGATTTCATCGAAGGAGTCAGTTTCCTTGTCGACGGTATCGGTTGTGGATGACAAGGATACGGCAGTGATATTATGTTTCGGCGTGTTTGCGATATGTATTTTATTTCGGTTCATACGAGTATCGCCCTTTGAATGGTCGTCGTTATTATAGTTTGATAATTCGAATAATTTATCGCGGTTCTCGTTAAAGAAGGTTGAAGAGGATAGATATTCGATGTCGTCGGTTATATTCATTTTAAATTTAGTTTGAATGGCTAGAAAGGATCCATAGTAATCGATGCAGTTTTTAGCGCCATGTGAATGCAATAACTTGCTAGACAAAAAATTAAAGAAGGTATCCGTGTATGCAGCATTATTCGGACATTCGATTTTAGAATAAAGATTGTTGGGGCGTGGCATGGCGGGTAAAATGCATAAAGAATCCCGATGCATTTCGTATTTGCCAGCCATATATCTGATCGGATCAATGAGTGGGGAGTATTTAATGAAAATCGGTTGTTTATGGTGTTCGGTAGTAGTTTGATGTTCGGTTATATTCATGTCTACAAATTGGAAAACATTGTTTAAGTGAATCTGATTGTAATTTTCCGGAGTGAGATCAAATAATTCCGAGTAGATTGGGTTATAAGTTTGTATATTATCTAATCGATAGGGATTATACTCAATCTCGTCGTTCACAACGGAGTCATAAGATTCTACTAAATGATGAAAATCCACCGGCTTAGATTTACAATAATGCAAATTAAATTTAGGCAATTCTACGGTAGACATGAATCTGATATAAGTGGTGTGTATACTAAAATGTTCTAAAATAAACTAATCCTGTGAAAATCTACACGTTTGTCTTGTAAAATTAGTTTGTATCGATATATTACGACAAGTTTGAATATTCTAAAATGACATTAGAAATGAAAAGGTTTAATATGCGGGATATTACATTTAAACCGGATGAAAATAAAGGTCCGGTGGTAGTTATGATTGGAAGGCGCGATACAGGTAAATCCTTTTTAGTGAGAGATTTGTTGTATTATCACCAAGACATTCCGATAGGAACGGTTATATCGGGAACAGAAGCAGGAAACGGGTTTTATGCCGAACATGTGCCTAAATTATTTATTCACGAAGAATATAATACAGTGTTGATTGAGAACATACTAAGACGTCAAAAGACGGTCCTCAAGCAGATGAATAAAGAGGTTGAAGCCTATAAGCGGACTACCATCGACCCCCGCGCGTTTGTGATATTAGACGATTGTTTATATGATCAATCGTGGACGCGAGATAAGATGATGCGGTTATTATTCATGAACGGTCGTCATTGGAAAATCATGTTGATCATCACCATGCAATATCCACTAGGTATTCCGCCGAATTTGAGAACAAACATTGATTTTGTGTTTATATTACGAGAACCGTATTTAACAAACCGAAAACGAATATGGGAAAATTATGCAAGTATGTTTCCCACGCTAGAAGCGTTTTGTACAGTTATGGACCAAACGACTGAAAATTACGAATGTCTAGTGATTAACAACAATTCAAAATCGAACAAGTTGCATGATCAAATTTTCTGGTATAAGGCAGAGAATCATCCGAAATTTCGTCTAGGTTCAAAGGAGTTTTGGGAGATATCAAAGGGAATGGGGTCGGATGATGAAGATGAATCATACGATCCATCCAAGGGTAAAAAAAAAACAAGTCAAGCCATTAATGTAAAGAAATCAAAGTGGTAAATAAACCGGCTCCTCCCTCCTTAGAGCGACATAATAACATCTAAGATCGCCGCATCGGTAGTTGCATCGGTAGTTGCATCCGTAGTTGCATCCGTAGTTGCATCGGTAGTTGCATCCGTAGTTGCATCCGTAGTTGCATAAGTATCGTCTAGTATAGTATGACTGGCAAAGTGTGATTGATTATGATCATCGCGGACATGGTCGGCATGATCATATTCATCGATATTTTCCGTGTCATCGGTATCGTTATCAAACTCATCATTGTCAAAACTGTCATATTGCGAAGAAGATGATATAACGTCATTTACGCGCGGAACTCCGGTCGGATTTGAGAATATATTCGAGAAGACGGATCCATCGACCGGCATATTCGTGTCAATATCATTGGTATAGTAGATGGAATCCAGATCCGGGTTCGTATCAACGACTTCTAAATGAGATGTTTTATAATCCTCATATTTGCGTGAATTAGTAGACCAATGAAGATGCGTGTCGTTGTATGAATAATAGGTAGACGGTTTGGCGACGAATGGCGTTTTTTTGCAGACCAATATGTATTGACGCCCAAATCGATGATTGTATTTGGCAAATTGGGTCAATTTATGATAAACATCATGAAATGTGTTGTTTTGTTTGACCGAATCTAGCGAATACAACGAAAGGTAGTATAAACGTAAATAGGGTCGCATAATATCGACTAGTTTGTCGGAAGGAAATAAAGGGTGAATGTTTAATCGTAATTGTGTATGAACTGTCTTGTTGTATTTTGCAATCATTTGAATAATTTGTGGACGCAATTGCGTAATATTATTTGAATTGACAAACCGGTTAATGGCTACGTCTCGAATCAATACCTCATTATTGTCTCGAAACAGGGTTAAATGAAAATTAGAAAGGAAGAAGTTGTGGATAACCAAAGACATAACGACCGAACCGCATTTGATCGCAAAGTATATATTGTATAGGTCGGCTTTGTTAAACGGCATATTCGTATAAGGGTTTTTAGATGCGAGTGGTTCGGCAAACATATTCGGTGAATTGGTTAGCGCGCGGTCAAGGATATTCGAAATATCCTTCAATGTAAAGATATATTTACGTTTATGTTGCAATATGCAGACCGTATTTGGTTGACCGAGATGAATCGTGTTCATATACAAGTCGAAGTGAATGGATACGGGGGTTGTGTTCCATCGATATCTGTATAACAGTCGAATCAGTCGGAAATAGTTGGATTGAGTCTCGCGGAAAATGTTTTCTAACAAGGAGATTGTTTCTGTATGAACGAATGGGTTTGTGCGAATCGAATTTAACCAGGTAAATTTAGACATCTGGTCATTGGTATTGCTCTTATTGGTGGTATTATTGCTATTGCTGGTATTGCTGGTATTGCTATTATTTATCGTAGATAAGTGTAAACCGATCAATATTCCCAACAAACGAATCGATGGGTTATCAACCTGTAAAACGGTTAGGTAATAATGTCGCGGATCCTCATGAACTGTGTTTATGGTAAGGTTATCTAGGTCAGAGGACATATTTATATATAACCGGTGTAATATAGAATAAAATAAGTCATCTTGGCGGGTCATGATGGGTTGACGATTTGATGAATTATATAAGAGATGTATATAATAAATCGTGTGTGGTTGTTTCAATTTTCTATGCAACATTGGACGAGGCGGCGGCAGCGGCAGTGGCAGTTTCCATTAGACGCTCATTATGGAGTTTCGTGGTTTCGGTATCGGCAACTTCACGATCTTCGAAGTTGACAGTCTCCTTTACTCCGACGAGATTACCCGTCTCATCGATCGTCTGTGTAAGGACATTACCGCTCTTCTTTGCCTTTTCGATATTCTCCATAATAGCCTTCCTTTTGGTTTCGCGAACGCGTTCCTCGAACTCCTTCTTGGCCATTTCCTCGTTCTGCATCTTTTCCTTATGAAGCGCATTTAGCTGTTCTTCCATGTGCTCGACACGACCGGTCTTATATGCATCTGGATCCCATGGCATCCAGACGCCCACCGGTCCGACAAAGATATCGTGGTTGGGGTCGTGATCGCGCAGTTTCTTGCTACGCTCTTCGGCCTCTTCCTGAGTGGAAAACACCCCGCGGACCTTCAGCCCTCTCACCGAAGTTTGGAACGCATGATCACGGTTGAACTTCTCCGTTAGTTTATCCTCCTGTTTATCCATGAAATTTTTATAATCGTCCTCAATTCCGCTCTTTTTAAGCTTGTCTGCCTCTTCTAATACAAACTCATTGAAATCATTCACAAGTTCGTCCGCCTTAATATTATGTTTATATGAAATGAAATGCACGAATTCAAAATATCGTTCCATGGATTTAGAGAACTCCCATTGTTTGATAAATTGGTCAAACAAATACACCTCGCGCTTTTTAAGAATCTTTTCGGGAGAAACGAAAGACAGACAGGCAAATTTTTGACCGGCTAATGCCGGATCTTCGTCGCATAAATCGACATATTTAGGATTCGGGGTTCCAGTAGAAAGAGCCTTCTTTTCGTAAGACATTCTGTATATAGAGAATTATTCTAATTATATTTAAGTGTTTTCAGATGAATATAATAATAATAACAGGTTGCTGGGAATTTAGGACGATTCTTTTTAAAATAATTTATTGTATTATAATATACAAACAGTTATGAACGAAATGTTTGATCTGAACGAGCTTGTGAAACGCGCGATAAAGTACTTGGTTGAGGGTTTGGCCGTTGCCATATGTGCCATGTTGATTCCCAAGAAGGCATTGAGTGTCGAGGAGATATTGATTATTGCATTGACTGCCGCCGCCACGTTTAGCATTCTGGATGTGTTTATTCCTTCCATGGGATCCAGTGTCAGAAACGGTGCAGGAATGACTCTGGGCAGCAGCTTGGTCGGAGGCATCCGTATTGCATAAATAATATCCAACCCACTAGCTAGGGGATGGAGGGGTGTATAGAGAAGAGGGTACATGTTATTCTATTGTTGCATAACATATACGGCGAGTAAGGGAATGAGGGAATGAGGGAATGAGGGAATGAGGGTTATACAGTGGGGAAATATGCCCAATCCAGGTCATTACACACTTTTTTCCAAATCATATCCTGTTCTAATTGCTTTTCGCGGTCTTTCATCATGGGTATGAAGGGCAGATACTGCGTCTGATCTAACAATACACATAGTTGATACAGGGTATATGTATAATTAAAAAAATTGGTTCGATTCGGCGGACAGTGCACCGCCCATGGTTTCTGTATTTCAATAAAGAGCACACACAGAGTTTCGTGTAGTTCTTCGTTCATAATGGGCGGTTTTATACCGAATAGCGAATTGATATACTGGATGTGCTCGAAATATTTGTTGTATCCCAGTTTACGTAATATTTCGCGCATTTTGTCATAATTAATGGTCGTCGGATCCTTGATTCGTTCCTTTTTGATACGCAGTTTAATGGCCGTTAACACCTCTGCCGGAATTAGCGTAGTCTCTTTTGCTTGGAATTGCGATAAAATCTCTTTAAAATGATTGAGACGAATATAGGCAGTGTATGATACTTCATTTGGCGGTTCTTTGTTGGTTGGCTTAGAACTATCTATAATATAGGTGATAAATTTACTGCATTTTGGATTATTGCATATCAGTATGCCTTCTTCGTCTTGGGGAATAAGTTCTCCGTCCATACATAGATTACAAACATCGGTAGGTATTACAAACTCTTGAATATTCGGCAATTCGTTGCTTATATTACGCCAATATTTTTGATAGGTTTTCCGCGCATGTGCCAAATGACAGTTAGACGGATCCGTATTATTCTGGTTAGGTGGCTTGACTTTAAAAAAGGAGTTGAGCGCGTTCGTATTTTGGTTGGTGGTATTCGAGTCCATCGATATTTGTTTCTTTTGTTCAAAATATTCAAACACGTATTTTGAATTGTTCAACAAATAGTTCTTCTTAAGAACACGAAGTCGTTTTAGTTCTTGTTGTATATGTATAATGCGATCACGTAGCTCTAAAAATTCGTCCAATTTGGTGCTGCTTAATGCGCGCGCCTTCTCTTTTAATTGTGCTAATTCGGCCGTCAAGTTGGGTATAACGACCGTCTCAATCTCGTGAAATTGAGTTAAAATCTTATTATGTGCGATATCGAGGGTATTAATATGTAATGGTTGTCCGTTCAATGTATGTATATCTTTATTATACAATTGTTTTTTCATTTTACAGGATGAGTCAAATGAACGGGTGTTTTTATGTTAGTTTTTTTTCAAATGGTTAGTTTTGCAAGTTCCGGCGAGTTATACTTTTGCGCTTAGGTATGTTGTTGTATAACATGGTTGCAAGCCGACGTTAGTCGCAGCAGTATGTTTACCACATATGCGGCAGCTTGATATTTTGTCTCATTTTTCGTTTTAGTCGGTTGTATTGTGATTATTGTTTTTATCAATGTTCAATTCGTAAGCCTGTTAAAAAACCATTCTATCCACTTGTTATACCAAAAATGTCCATACTTTCCCCTAAAATCATCGAGATTCCCTCCAATATTAAAGTCGATCGACCGACATTTCAGAAAATGATCTTCATCACGAATGCTTTAGATCAAGGGTGGTCGATCAAGAAATCTAACAACCACTATATTTTTACTAAAAAACACGAGAACCGCAAGGAAATTTTCCAAGAGAACTATTTAGAAACGTTTGTGTCCTCAAATTTTGCAACCGATACGGTGTTTGCATGATAGACTGTATTATGCAATAAAAATTGATAAAGGATATAATAATAATTTTATATTACATCTTATATGAGCAAGAATAAACAACGGTTGGGTCAATTTTTCACTACAAATTACAAATATGTATTACAGGGATTGTCCATTCCAGCGACGATTCATCATATTATTGAGCCGTTTTGCGGAAACGGAGATTTACTGAACTTCATTTCTGCACAGGATCAATACACGATTGAACAATACGACATTGATCCGACCGGGGTGAGTATAATTCAACGCGATACCATACAAAACCCACCGGTGTATACGAACAAATTTGTTATCACCAACCCGCCCTATTTAGCTAGAAATAAATCTGCCGCAAAGACGTTATATGATAAATACGATACGAATGACTTATACAAATGTTTTATAAAGGAGTTAATATTACAGGGGTGTGCAGGTGGCATACTCATTATACCATTGAATTTTTGGTCCTCTATCCGAAAAGCGGACGTCGACTTACGCAAGCAGTTTTTGCACAGATTTCGAGTGGTGCAGTTGAACATTTTTGAGGAGCGTGTATTTGAAGACACTTCCTATACGGTTTGTTCATTTCAATTTGAACCAATGGATCCGACAACATCGCCGAGTCATATTTTGACGACTATATACCCGTTTAATAAGCGTATCGAGACCGTTTTATCGGAAACAAATCAATATATGATTGGAGGGGAAATATATAAGCTGTCTTTACGAAACCAATATAAAATAAGTCGGCTCACGAGCAAAACCGCGGGTATTTCTCACACAAATATATTGGTTAAGTGTATTGACGATAATGCCGAAAATCAGATTTCGTTGTCCATTGTTTCGGACGATGAGATATATATCGATAATACGCCAAATTTGTCGGCGCGAACCTATGCAACCTTGGTGATTCAGCCGGTTCTATCACATAATCAACAGAAACAATTGGTGGAAGATTTCAACGAGTTTTTATCAATCAAACGCAACCAATATAATTCATTGTTTCTGACAAATTATCGAGAAAGCAAAGACATTGCTCGGAAACGAATCTCCTTTGATTTAGTATATCAAATAGTAGAATATATATTGGATGGCAACGATATACGCGCGTGATCATGAAAAAAGAGGCGATTCGATTCGATTCAATTCAATTCATATAGGTGTATTGTAGGGTAGGGTAGGGGCCTGCCCGTCGATATTGATTTATTTATTTATTTATCGGCAACGTTTCCGTTGAACTCGACCCGCACTTGCGTGGTTTAATTGGTCAAACGTGTAGTATAAATTAGTTATGTTTGTGCCATAATGATTGGAATTGCTGCATGTCGCCTACGAAGACTTGATTTCGAACGCGTGCATATTGAGGCTTATTTAATAGGTATTGAAATTTATCCATACTGCGAAAGCAGTTATCCCCGTCTAAAATATTGATAAACCGCAGTTCAGGAGAATTATGCAGTAAGAGATGTTCTAGCTGAACATCTACAAAATGATATACTTCGCGAAGAGATCGTGTTTGCACGCCACCAGAATCACATATCATTTTTAGATTGAAATAGAAAGAACATCCGTTTTTAGCAATGAATCCATCAAAGTCTTCGGTCCACTCAAATCCGTCGAGATCTTTCATGGGGTATTTTTTCCCTACTTTGTTTTTTGTGATAATATTTAGGCGAATGTCGGTTTTAACACAAGTTTCTCCCGTTATTCTCTCTATCACATTTCGTTGGTATAATTCACATTCATTACGTTTACCATTATCATACCAGGTGCGGTGTTTACGCCAATTCTTGGTTTGAATCTCTGCAGACGGAATCAAAAGGTGCCGTCTGATCAAAAATCCGCGCGCAATAGTTTGAATACGTTTTGCGAAAATGTCCATGTACCGTATTGTATGTTATAACCGGTTTATATGTGATCACGAATATTCAATTTTTCAATATAGGACCGGCAATTATTTTTTTTGGGAAATGGAGTAGCACATAGAATACTTTAGTCAAACAATAGGTATTATAGGTATTATAAATAAACGGACTATTTTGGTGTTTTTCAACAGTGGAACATTGGAACAGTGGAACGGATGAATAATCATGAGAACCGGTTATGTTAACGAGTATCTTTCATATAAAGTAGTGATTGATTGATTGATTAATTAATTAATTAATTGATTGATTGATTGATTGATTGATTGATTGATTGATTGATTGATTGATTGATTGATTGATTGATTAATAATTTACTTTAGGTAATTACAAAATAAATACATTTCGTATTATTTCCGGAAATTATTTTCTCTGCTATGTTTATAGAATAATATTCTAAAATGGCAGGAGGACTTATGCAACTAGTCGCCTATGGCGCACAAGACGTGTTCCTTACCGGAACCCCCGAAATTACTTTCTGGAAGGTGTCCTACAGACGCCACACCAACTTCGCAATGGAGTCCATTGAGCAGACTTTCTCTGGTCAGGCCGATTTCGGTCGCCGTGTTACCTGCACTGTCAGCCGTAATGGTGATCTTGCTTACCGCACCTACCTTCAGGTGACTCTGCCTGAGATCAACCAGGAGATTAACTCCAGTGGTGATGTCTATGCTCGTTGGTTGGACTTCATTGGTGAGCAATTGGTTGCTCAGGTTGAGGTTGAGATCGGTGGTCAGCGCATAGATCGCCAATATGGTGATTGGATGCACATCTGGAACCAGGTTACTCTGTCCAAGGAGCAACAGGCTGGTTACTACAAGATGATTGGTAACACCACCCAGTTGACCTACATAACTGATCCCAAGTTCGCTGGTGTGTCTGGACCTTGCGCTGCAAGTGGTGCCCCTTCCCAGGTGTGTGCCCCCCGCAACGCTCTGCCTGAGACTACTCTTTACGTGCCTCTTCAGTTCTGGTTTTGCCGCAACCCCGGACTTGCCCTTCCTCTTATTGCCCTTCAATACCACGAGGTGAAGATCAACATTGATTTCCGCCCTATTGGTGAGTGCCTCTGGGCCGTGAAGTCTATGGAAGCTACCACCAGTCTCCAGTCTGTGTCTGCCGCCTACCAACAATCCTTGGTTGCTGCCTCTCTGTATGTGGACTATATCTTCCTTGATACCGATGAGCGTCGCAAGATGGCCCAGAACCCTCATGAGTATTTGATTGAGCAGCTCCAGTTCACTGGTGACGAGTCTGTTGGATCTTCTTCCAACAAGATCAAGCTCAACTTCAACCACCCCTGCAAGGAGTTGGTCTGGGTTGTGCAGCCCGATGAGAACGTGGACTACTGCGGCTCTCTGGAGGGTGGAAATACCCTTTACAAGACCCTGGGTGCTCAGCCCTTCAACTACACCGATGCCATCGATGCTCTTCCCAATGCCGTCCATGCCTTCGGCAATGATCTCGCCACCTCCGGTGCTGATGCCGTTATTTCTGGCGGTGTCTTCCAGTTGGGTGAGGCCGGTGGTGATGCTGCTGGATCTTCCTTATCCGATGCCGGCACCTTCGTGCTTGCTGAGACTGCTCTTGACATGCACTGCTGGGGTGAGAACCCTGTGGTCACCGCCAAGCTTCAGCTTAACGGCCAGGACCGCTTCTCTGAGCGTGAGGGATCTTACTTTGACACTGTTCAACCTTTCCAACACCACACCCGTGCCCCCGATGCTGGTATCAACGTCTACTCCTTTGCCCTTCGCCCCGAGGAGCACCAGCCTTCTGGCAGCTGCAACTTCTCTCGCATTGACAATGCCGTCCTTCAGTTGGTTCTTTCCTCCAACACTGTCAGTGGTGTGAAGACTGCCAAGGTCCGCGTCTACGCCGTGAACTACAACGTTCTTCGCGTGATGTCTGGTATGGCTGGTATTGCATACAGCAATTAAACATAAGTCGTTTCGACGACGGTAAGTTGTTCCAATAAAAAAATAATAACCCAATAAAAATATAAATTTCTTCTGTTTATATTTTTGAAAAAGATTAAACGTAGTAAATTGCATAAACAAACCGCCATATACTGAGTAAATGTCAGTATATTGCGCAACTAACTTACATACACAAAATGATCTACTTATGAAAACTTTACTGGATTTTTATAAATGCCATGAGAACATACATACAATGACCAGGGTTATTAATGGCGAAACAAAAATTTCATTACGTATAGTAGATTGGTTTGTTACCAATTTTGCCAAAAAGAATTACACCGTTTACGATTATTTGACCACGCGAGGTAGCACGACGCGCTTTAAGGTCTACAATGATTATAAACTCAAGTTAAAAGCCTACTCGAAGAAACGGTTTGACCCGTTTTGCAGATGGGAAAGAATATCGATACCCTATACCGAAAATCAATTGATGGAAACGACAATTGGCCAATTGAATTTTTTCAAGTGGGCAATCGAAAATAAAATCATTGAATATATCCAGTCAAATTATGACACGATTGAATCGGATATGAACAATAGAAACAGCACGGCAAAACGTAGGACGCCGACATTAGACCATCCTCTCGATAATTCAAAAACACGAAAAAAGAGGGAAGAATTGTCAATATCTGCTTGTAAATGTATAAAGAAAGAGACGGTTAAGATTATTGTAAAATTTGACATGTAGTTTTTATGCAAAACATCCTTCGAATATTGATTGGGGGCGTGTGGTTGGTGGCGGAGACGTATCAGGACACAATTTGTAAATATAGGCTTCAATCTGATTGAGCCAATTGACTCCTTTGTCGTTTTCATCCGTAAAATCATAAGAGACTTCTTCATTTGTATTGAGTCTCAACACATTCGTATTATTATGACTATTTAATAACCAGTCATCATGATATTTCTTACATTTTATTAAATACGCGTCTTCTATTTCAGATTCTCCGTCTCTGGCTCTCCGTTTAATTCGCTGATAACAGGTTTCTGCATTGGCGTCAATATACACAATGCCATCTAATTTCAGCTCGGTGGAATATTCCTTGTAAAACCGATTATATATCTGAAACTGAATATCATCGATTAACCCATCGTCATGCAGCATCTGTGCGAAAATATTTTTATCAGCATCTAATGATCGCTCGCATATAATGACTTTGCAATTACGATTTTGACGGATCGCTTCTCGAATCAGAGACACGCGCGTAGCATAGGCCATCACTTGAAACGAAAACGCAAATTGTCTCGGGTTCTGATAGAATTTTTGTAAGATATTGTCGCCGGTGATTGGGTCCTTGATACTTTCCCAAATATCAAGGGGTTCGCGCAGAAACAATATGTCTGTTACGTTATGCATCTTCTGCTGCAGACGATCAATGATCGTGGTCTTACCTGCACCGATATTCCCCTCAATCGAAATAATAATGGGTCTGGTCGCCATAATGTGTTGAGTAGATATATATATATATATCTAAAGTATAATTTAATGAGTGTAAATAGCCGATATATCCGAAATCAATTTTTAGCCAGGTTATCTAGTTAAAAAATATCCGCCAAATACGCGATTTGGCTTGAATCTTAATATATCAATCATTTTATGTGTCGTTGGAAATTCGTCCGCGCCATATACGTCTTGCAATAGCAACCATTCAAACATCCCGCCAGGATATAAGTATACGTTTTGAAATCCCACATTTAATAATTGTTCACACTTGGTCGTGGCTGTTTGATCCGTCGTATTCCGACCATATACAATAAAACTCTTTGAACGGACATCATAATTCGAGATCAATTCGTTTATCACGGTTTCTTCTCGAGAAGAGTCTAGCGTGCTCGGTATCAAACACGTTTGTTCGGTGGTAGAGAGAGTGTTCACTAGAATAAAATGGGCAGGGTGCTGTATTACAAACTGTATATCCTCAAAACTCACTATTTGATGTTTCTTTTTAAAGAAGATTGAGAACATAGACTAAATTTACTAACAAAAACCGTTTATATTTGTTTTATCGGGTTTGTATATCGA